CTCAAACTTGTTAATGGTAACCTAGTTGCTCAGAAACTTGACTACGATCAGATTATTAGAATTGGATCTGAATTCTTCTTACCTGATAGTATTGACGGTAACGTTGATGCTTCCTTCGGTGTTAAGATGCCTAAGAGCATTAGAAGTTCTCTTGATATCAACCAACCAGAAGCAGATATCGCAAGATATTTTGGTGGTGGTAAGTTAACTGTCCATGATGATCTCAACGTTGTCAGTGGCAACATGAGAATGTATGGTACAGATAGTAAGACACTTATCTTTGCTGTTGCTAACGATGATGGTCACCCAGGTGACGGTGCAATTCTTGATCCTATCACAGGTAGAGCAGGTCTATACCTCAAGGGTAGAGCAGATATTCATGGCAACCTAAGAGTTAAGTATGATAGTTGCCAAGAAAATGGCGTATGTACTGATGAGGTTGTATTTGAAGTTGACAAGAATGACGGTTCTGTTGACATGGGTGGATCCTTCTATCATAAGGGTCAAATCCTTGAGACACAATCTGCTACAACCAGCATCTTCCATATCGACAACATTGGTTCTGCTGGATCCACACTAGCAGCTGGTCCAAGAGACTTCCAGATGTATCAGGATGGTTCTATTGATGCCTTCGGTATTTCTAGATACTTTAATGCTAATGGTGGTCGTCGCTGGACATATCTTGAGCAATCTTCTACTGGATTTGGACAGGTTGTTGCTAATCCACTACAATCGAATGGCAATTATCTAATTAACACTTCCTCAAGTGGTAACATGATTGTCTATCTACCTTCTGCTAGTGATGGTGCTCAAACGGGCGATATGATTAGGTTTATAGATATTAGTGGTAACCTTAACTACAATGCTAATTTCATTCTTCGTGCTAAGAAGGATGGCACTAGTGCAACACCAATTCAAGGTGACAGCACTGGTACAAAGGCAAACGTTGGTTCTTCTGCACCAAATGTTACAGCGTGGGATAGTGGTGAAATGATTGTACAGACTAGAAACGCCGCTTTCGGTTTGGTATTCGTAGGTGGTACTGATGCACAAGGTGATCCAAATGCAAATCAAATTCCAACCGATCTACAAGGTTGGTGGCTCGTAGAACTCTAATCCTCATGGCAGTAAACTATAGCACAGTCAAAAGCATGAAAAGTGCCAAAATTGGCACTATCATGCCATGGGCAGGGGATGGAAACGAAGGTTTCGCCCTGTCTAACATTCCTAAAGGGTGGATTGTTTGTGATGGATTATTAAAAGATGCTGCTGACTATCCATTGTTGGCAGCACAAATTGGTGATAGTTATGGTGGTAGTGATGATTTTGGTGGTACTTTTCCAGAATATATTGGACAGTTTCGTGTTCCAAACATGACACTGAAGATGCCAATTGACCTGGAACCAAACAACCTACAACAGATAAAATATCAATATGGACAAAGTGATGCATATCAACAACTAGTTTCTAATCCTTTTGATGGAAGTGCATTGGTTGAGGGTTTTGGAAGTATTAGTTTAACAACACCAATTCAAACTAGTATCCCTGCAAACTGTGATATTGATTTCACAGTAGATGCAACACTAGTCATGGTTGGTAAGATGACTAACATTAGTATTGCTCCACCTGATTTTTCTGCAACTGTTTACACAGTCAATAGAAAATTAGGTATCAATCATACACCATCACACTCACACCCAGGAACATATAGTAAAGCAACTCCTCAATTCTCTGGTCCCGAACCATTTTCGCCATCCAGAGTTGCGACTGGTGGTCCAGTAGCTGGTGTCTGTGGTAGTCGTGGTTACTCAGAATGTCAATTTAGTGATCCTGCTTCAGCAAATTCTTGGCAGAATGGTATCAACCAGATTAGTTACTACGGTGATGAAACTCACGAGTATACATTACCTACAACAGATAGATTTTATGATTTTGCTGATGGATCTCAATACTGGGGTCAAGTTCCTGCACAATCGTGGCCACCACCAGGACCACACCCTTCAGGATTACAAGCAGCGTCTGATTTAAGTTATACATTCTTTGGTAGTGCATATACTGAACCGTTCGATACTAACCCTGTTAAAACTCATGCACAACCAGCATGGACGGGTGTATTCCCTAGACCTATGGAAGCTGGTAATAGAAGAAATCATTTCGGTCCAGCGAGTGGATATAATCCAGATACAGTATCACCATTCCAAGTAACTGGTGTGAATTTTGCAGCAACAACAACCAGCATCACATTACCTGCAGGTACTGACCTAGGAACAAATCAAGATGCTATTGTTCCTTTGATGTGGGTATATGCATCTGCTAGTTCTGGCACTACAGCAACTGCTGGAGCATTAAAACCAACTGGTAGTTTTCTGTTGTATGATGATTTAACTGAAAGTAGTGCTGGACATTATGCTAAAGAGGTAAATCAATGGGCATATGTTGGTATTGGTGAGGATGAGGGTTTTTGGAGTAGCATGAACCAAGACATTGAACAAAATATTAGCATGTCTGGTGGTGGTGGCAGTGGTATGGTTCTTAGAATGAGATTTGAACCATGGGGATCTATAGATGGAACAACTACATCTACTGGTGGTATCAATTTTGCTTCGGGGATGAAATTATATGAGGATCCATCTTCACCACAGGGAAATAATCCTAACACTGATGTTACTACCAGTGGATATTATTCTAGAAACTTGGATCAATGGGCGTACATTGATGATGGATCAGGTGGACAATATTGGAATGATGAAAATGACTTTTTTGAGGGTGTAGTTGCTGTAACTGGTGGTAGTGGTCAAGCAGCGAGTTTAAGAGTAAGAGTAGAAGCATGGCCACAACCTTTCACAGCAGGTGGACCCATGCAAACATTTGCACTTAGATGGAGTGCTCGATTTAGAGATCAAGATACTGGTGCTTATGATTCTAGTGGTCAGAGTAATCCTACTGGTGGTGGAACTGGTAGCTGGAAAGAATCTTCTATTGGTGATTGGTCTTATAGAGTTGCTAACGTAGGAAATTGGTCAGACGGAAATGGTGCTGCTATTATTGACAACGTTACCATGAGCAATACTGGTAGTGCTAGTGGTAGTGGACTAAACGTTCAAATTGAATATCAACCACATGTGGTTCAGAATGAAAATGGTAATGATGTCGTCTTCACTAAAATAAGAATTAATTCTATTTCGAGTTATGGTGATGATTATGTAGCAAATGATGTTCTTACAACATCGCGTTGGAACAATGCTGATGGAACTGCAGACAGAATTCTAAAAGTTCTCACTGCAGATGGAATATATCCTGGCAATAGTAGGTACAAAGTTATAGAGGTTCTAGATGCTGGATATGATTATCAAAGTGGAGATCGAGTTTCATTTAAGTTCAATACTGATAGAAGAATTAACCTAGGACTACCTGAGGTAGAAATTTATTCTGGTGCAAGTGGTGTTATTGAAGTTACCGATGCTAGTGCTCCAGGAACTGGTGGGCAACGACCAATCAATACACGATATAAAGTTATCAGTGTTGTAAATCCTGGATCTGGATATGGTAATGGTGAGACCTTGAATTTTAGTAGTCCTATTCCAAATGACTTTAACGGTTACTTTAAGATTAGTTCAAATGGTGTATATGCTGGTGGTGAGGTTCTATCCTCTTCAAGTGACATCAGACCTGGAACACAAGTTACTACCATTTCTAAAAATAGCAGCAATCAGTATGTAATTGGTTTATCACAAACAACTACTAATACTGGTACTTCCAGCGGAGTTACTTTGAATTTCCAGCATGGTACATATCCTACTACATTGAATAATATCACAGATCAGTTAGATCCAAACTCTAGCACATTCCTTGGACATAATCATGGTAGTTTTGAATTGAATCAGACAATAGGTTCACTTGCTGCCCCTACAGTATTCCCTGTAAACAATATTAGTTTGGGTGATGTTGCACCTGAAAACATCGATGATGCCCTAAATATTGTTGCAGAGGTAGCGATGCCAGCACTAGTTACGACGTTCATTATCAAAGCATACTGATGCCAGCACATTACTCAAAAGAAAAATCTAAGTTTGGTTCTGGTTCTGGAACTATTATTTGTTGGCCAGTTGAATTATCAAACACAGATCCAAATAATGCTAATAATGTTAAAAATCTTCCTGCAGGATATTTGAAATGTGATGGTGGCAAATATCTTGCTGAAGATTATCCTGTACTAGCAGAGATTATTGGTACTGGTGTTGGTTGTAAGTTCAGAAGACTTAATTCTGAAGGTGAGGATATTGATAACTTAACTTCTGAAGAATTTGTTGTCCCTGATCTAGGTTCTAAATTTTTAAAACCAACAACAGGTGGTGCTGCGGGTACATATGTCAACATCTTAACTGAAAATGCTCAGGGCAATGAGGTAAGACGCTCTGGTATGGGTATTGAATCTAACGCTGCTGTTGGTGTCACATCTGGCAATACTACCACCATTGATGTTAGTTATGTTGGTAATTTTATTGTACCATCACAAGAGATTGCATTGAAGGGTAAACCAGCATGGACAAAAGGAACTGGTAATACTGGATTTACTGATAGTGAATCAGTTGATAGTTTAGCATTGCATTCTCACATGCACTTCTCAACTACAAATAGATTGAGACTTAAAACACGTCAAGAAGCATCAGATGATGAACCAAGATCTCAAGGTATTGGATGGAGAGTAACTGCAACAACTATTCCTATTGATGATTGGTTAGATAATACTAATTACAATGGTGAGGGTCCTGGAACAAATCAAATGCCATGCTGGGCAATGGCATCTGGAGATTCAGCACCTAGTAAACTAGTTGAAAGTGTGTCCTTTTTCCTTACATTTGCGGAAGTTATTTACTACAACTATTGTGAGGATGCTAAAGGATCTACAGGATTATCTACTTTTAGATACAACTGTTTGCTCACAAATCGTACTCAGTTTGATCTACAAAAAGTAGATTTTTCAGGAACTCCTCAATTCCAATCATGGGTGCTTTGTAGTCCGTCAGGATCTGGTCCTAAGAGTGCAAATGGATCAGCTCCTGCAACTTATGATCAAAACTATGCTCCAAAAAGTAATGATGGTAATGGTGTAGAGAAATCTTTGGTAGATGTTGTTCCATTGAATAGCACTCTTACTGGCGCTACATCATTTGCATATCCTCAAGTTAACAATGCATTATCTGAAGTCTCAGAACTAGTACAGAATGATGGTGATCCAACTATCCACGCACACAAAATTCTTCTCACTCAAAACACACATACATATAAAATTAAGACCTCTGCATTGTTATTATCACCTGATAACTTGAAGACTACATTAACACTGCAAATTGATCAGGTAGCGTCATTGGATCAGGTTACAGGTCCTTATATCATCATGGAATATCTTATTAAGTATTAAAGGTAATGGTAGCACTAAATCCCAAGTATAGAAATACTAGAGATCTATTTTACTCTGAGAAACAAACAGATTCTCAGAGTATTGGTACTATTGTACAGGTATTAAAATCTACTGAAGGATCATTTGATCATAGTTTTAAACCAGCGTTAATTCCTGGTCCTGGTGGCACTACAGCATACACTGAAGTTAGTGGAGATGCAGAACCAGAGAATAATCCAGAGTATCAATATCCTGGGTATATCTATTGTGATGGATCTGAATATAAAATTAGTGACTATCCTCAATTATATGAGGCAATTGGAAATGAATATGGTGGGACAGCAAGTGATGGTGTTGATGTATTAACTAATGGTAATGGATATGCTGAGGGAACCACTATTACGTTTAGTGCTCCTCCTACTGGTAACAATGCAATATTTCCAGATCTTACTCCAAGAACTGCAACAGCTACGGTTGTAGTTCAAAACAATACTATTTCAGGAATTGAAGTTACTGATCCTGGAGTAGGATATGATGCATCAAATCCACCAACTGTTACTCTTGGTAGCACTGGTGGTGGTACTGGTGCAACATTTGCTGTTAGAATTTCTGAAAAGGATGGTAGAATTCAATCTATCACCAGAGATAATGTATGGGAGCATTGGCCAGATCCAAACATGGGAACGTTCCAAGTTCCTGATCTAATTGCAAAGAGAATTGTAGGTAATGGTCCTGTATTTGGTAACAATACTCCTAACGTTGGTAATTCTCAATTGGGTGTTGGTATTGATACTATTGACGGCAATTGGTACATGGACAAGAATACTCAGAAGGGACAATTTGCTCTGGGTAACATTACAACATCAAACTACTCTGCTGTCGTTGATACAGTAGAAGGATCTATTATTGGTGGTCAAATAATTCAAGTTTCTTTGCAAGAAAAGAAACTTTCGGGTGCTCCACAACATAGTCATTTCTTATTTCACTCTGAGGCACCAGAAGAATCTGGTAGTAGAAGAAGAGTAACTGGTGACAGATATACAGTATCATACAAAGCATCAACTGGTAAAGTTAATACATTTTATCCACCAGGCGGTATTGCATTCAGTCATACTCACGTTTTATCTAAAGCTCCACTTTTAGATAATAGTGTTGGTACATATGACATCTATAATTGGACAGGTGGTGATACAGGATCTGGAACTATTATTGGTGATGATACAAATTATTACTTTGCATCTGGTGGTGTAAATGCTGGTTCTTATGAAGAACGAGTGACCATTGGTACTCCTACTTACAAAGTATTTACTTCCAGCAGTCAAATTGGTGGAAGAGAAGTTATCTCTGAAGGCGTTCCAATTTATGCAGAAGAAATATATGAATACGATAATCCTGGTACATACAGTGTACCAGTTCCAGATGAAGTTAACACAGCAACAGTTGTATTCTTTGGTGGATCTGGATCGGGTGGAGTAAACACTACAGCAGGTAATTCTGGAACAGGATCTACATTAAGTGTTGGATCTATCCTTACTGTCACAGCAGGTGGTGGTACAGGTGGTGGTGCTGCTTCTACTAATGAGGGTGGAAATGGTGGTACTTACGGTGGATTGACCTTATCAGGATCCGCGCAGGGTAATATACAAATTCTTGGTCAAATTACTGGAGATAATGGTAATGGTGAGCAAGGTGGTGATGGTCCATTTTATTACAATCAAATTAGAATTGATGGCGACGATCCAGCAGATATGCCAACTGATGCCGTTGGTGAAGGTGGAAAGGTTGGTGGAACTGGCGGTAGTAATGGTTTAGCATCTCCTACCAATGAACTTGCAACTGTAGTATCTAATTACAGTTATCCTGGTGGAACACATACACTAACAGTAACAAATAGTAATTACGGTCTTGCCAAAGTCACTATGGAAATTGGTGGTGGCGGTGGTGCTAACTGTGGTAACTATGGTGGTAATGGTTGTGGCACTGCTGGAACTGGTGGAAAAGGAAAGTATTGGAAAGCAGATCTTCTAGGAAACAGAGCGACCCTAGGATCTTCATTTGTCATGCAATTGGGACAATCTGGTAGAACTTATAATGGTCAGGCAGCTGCTGCTCACAATGGTAAAGGTGGCAGAGCAGGTGATGGTCATAACAATAATGATGGTGGCGGCGGTGGTGCTGCATCTGTATTTAAATTTGGTGGAACAATTATTGGTGGCGCTGGCGGTGGCGGCGGTGGTGGTGGATTTGGTGAAGGTACATGTGGTCAAGATGGCAGAGATGCAACTAGTCCTTCTGACAGTGTTCTTCTAGAATCTGGTTCACTATTTACTGGTACAGGTGGCACTGGTGGTAACTATGGTTGTACTGGTGGCGGCGGAGGAGGCGGCGGCGGTGGCTGCGGTCCTTCTGGATCTGGTATTGGTGGTTCATCTGGTCAAGGTGGTGGACAAGAGGGTACTGGTGGTCACGAAGAAGGATATGGTGGTAGAAGAGGTATTTCTGCTATCAAGACTGATTGGTTTGACAGTGGATCACTATCTCAAGGAAATACTGTTACTGGTGATGGATATGCTAAGATCACTACAGTGGAAGATAGAGGACGTTGGTCATCTGGCGCAGGTGGTGGTGGATTAGGAGGATATGTTAGTTTTGAAATCCCTGGGGCAACATTGAGTGGTGTATCTAGCGTTACTGTTACCACTGGTTCAGGTGGACAAGGTGTAACAAATGGTGGTGTCACTTCTGATAATGGTTTCGGTGGATATGCAAAAATTACCTTTAAGAAGATTGTTGGATATGAAGGTGGTACAACTGGTGTAACTACTGGAGATGTATTCATTGATGGATCTGGTACTCAAGACAATGGTGTAAACTTCTTTGCTAGTGGTACTGGTACAACAAGTTCTGGTGGATTTAAGTTACCAGTAAATCAAGTGCCAACAGTAGAGTTTATTGGTGGTGGTGGTGGATCTGGTGCTACTGCAACTGTTCAAATTGGTGGTGGTGTAGTTACAGGATTGACACTAACAAATGCTGGATCTGGATATACTGAAGCACCAAGAGTTCGTATTAATGGTGGAGTTGGAGTAAGAAACCATGCAACTGTTGAATGTGATACAGTTAATGGTGTTTTAGAAAATCTTTCACTGGTCAGTAGTGATTTACCATCAAGATATTTAAAATTTGGTGGAACTCAAACAACACGATTTGTTTCAACTGATACTATAGATGCATCAGAAGGATATGCAGTAACAGTTAAAGTATGCAGGGGCAATAATAAAAACGGTGGCGAGCTACCAGACGGTGGTGGTGACGAACTTCTCTTGTATTACAATACAGATGAAAGTTTGAATTTCCCAGGATCTGGTTTTATTGGCACGATGGTTCCTATTCCAAACGCAACTGATGTTGATAATGATGTTGACGGAACTGGAACAGGTACTAACCCAACCAATTGGTATACTTACTCTATTGTTTTACCTGAAGCAGCACAGAGTGAGACTGCACGTTTCTCTATCAGACAGAACAGAGCTGCTGCTAGTGGTACTAATGATAATGCTAGTAATAGTGATCACTTTGGTCTCATTGAATTTAGACTTGAGAAGTTATCAGAGACTAATTTGGTATTTGTACCAAGTGCTGGTAAAATAGCAGTCGCTGACGATGTACAACAGTATGATGTTCGTGGCGAAACAGGATCTACATATATTTCAGGTATATTTGCAAACGATAGTACATTGACATTATCATCTTCGACACCTATTGTACCTACTGCAGCATTAGATCCTGATAGGGTTATTCCACTTATTGAACCGTACATGCTGGTTAAGTATCTGATCAAAGCATTCTAAATAGATCTAGCACTAGTAGCAATCTGATAAAATGGGTATCGTCGCGGACGCAAATGTTCCTAATATTATACTACAACTAGTCCTTGCTGATCGTCAGATCGTGTTTAGAGGCATTGTTAAGGTCGTGCCTGATCAGTATTGGCAAGATGAAGTTGTTCCTAAGTTGTATCCTTTATGGGATACAGAAAAGGATCGTCTAGTTGAATTCAGTTATTATGATAATGACACTTATCATTGTACTAGAAGGAAGCATATCAAAAACTTCCGTACTGGACAATATGAATGGAAAGACTATGAAATGGAACAGAATGAGGTAGCAGCTGCTACTACATTCTATGAATTCATTAAAGATGTATTCTTTAACATTGAAAGTATTGAGAGAGAAGAGTTCCAAGATGAAATGGGACGCATGTATGGTGAGGTAAGAACTGAAAGTTGGTTATCTATCAGACTTGCCCGTAACTTCTTACTTGCTGAGACAGATTATGTCTTCTGCAGTGATGTAACAATCTCTGATGAGAAGAAAGCA